TTTAAAATTTCCCAGATCGCAACACCAATGGAACTAATAACTCCAGTTGCTCCAATCCAAAGAACTTTACTCATGTTTTGTTTCCATGCTTCAAGTTCTTTTAAACGAGAGTAAATCCCTTGATCTGGATTGTAAATAGCTTCTTTAATTTTGGTGATGTCACCAGCCATTTCCTCGTTTTTTTCTTTTATTGTCATAATAACATCTTCAATTCTTTTGAGAGAGCCCTTTAATTCAGCGAACTCCACTGCATTGTTTAATCTTTCATCAGGCATTTTAAAATCCTCGTAAGGTAAATAGTTAGGGCAGGAAGATAAAACCGCCTGCCCTATTACTGTAATGACTACACTACTTCGCAGGCGCCGCCAGCACAAGCCAATTCACCTGATAAATCAGTGTTGTCTTCTGCCTCGTAAACATTATTTAAATCAACTTTAGTCAAGGACTGAAGCATAACCTCATAAGTTTCCTTGGAACAATCCTCAAATGGTGCCTGATCGTAATTACCACCATCGTAAGGTAGGACTGAAAGACCGTTGTAAACATCGCGGTTTTCCCACATCCACTCTCCAACATCTGCCCATTCGGATTCACGAATGCTTACAGTTGCGGAAACGTTGTGAGTGTTTTGACCTTTTCTATGACCTTTCCTAACCCACTCGTTTGAGACCTTTGCCACTCGCTTGAGCATGGACATGGCTGATTCTGTTCGGTAAATTGCTCCTTCTGGAGCCTTTTGTGGAATAGAGATAACAGCAGTGTCGTGGGGTCTAAAATATTCATCTTCGATTAATTCCTCATGTGCCAGGGATAAGTAGTTATAAATTGCTTCATTCTTGCCAACACGAATGCGACGAATGTAGTAATCATTATGCCAAGCATGAATGCCTGAAGAAGTGCCCAATGTTAGTGAGGTTGTACCTGCTGGCTTTACACAAGTAGTTCTTGCTGCCTCACGAATACCAATAAGTTTAGCAACTCGACTATTCTCTTCCTTGACTGCTTTAGCACCTGCTTCCATATCCAAGTTGAGAACAGCACCAGACCCAATGCCGGTCATTGAGACACCGATTAAGGCATCCTTTTCAGTGTTTCGCCTCCATACATCACGGAGGTAGTGAAAGTCCGTGTAACCGGCTTGTAGGGTGCCTAGAAAGGCTGCTGCCTTGACACGGGCTTCGTACTCTTCCTGATCCTCTAAATCTGAAGCATTTACCTCTGTTAAGTTACAAAACTGGTAAGGACGAAGGGCAATCTCACAGCAAGGGTTAGTTCCCCAATCCTTATCATTTGATAAGTAAATTCCTGGCTCACCTGAACCTGACTTCTTAATACGATCCCAAAGAGACATAAAATATTCTTTATCAACCTTGTGTCGTAGAATTACTGCGGAGTTGTTTGCTCTGCCTCGCTGTGGGTTTGTCTCCCACCAGCTTCCCGACTTAGAAGCAATCATTTCATCATCATCTGCTGAGAAGAGCGAAATAAGTGCTGCTCTACGAATACCACCAGCCAAAACAGCATCGGCAATGTGACAAACAATGTCATGAACCTCAATTGGTTCTAGCTTATCACCATCAGACTTTTCTGCTAAAACACCTTCAACCTTTACTAAACACTCACGAAGTGGCTGTGGTCCTGGTGCCTTACCACCTGAAGTTACAAGACGAGCACCCTTTGGACGAATGTCGCTGAAATCAAAACGAAGCTTTGATGTGCCCTTGAAATAGGAGTGAACAAGAGCCTTTACAGCATCAGCCCAACCTTCAATAGAATCAGAGATTAAGAAGCGACGAGTTCGCTTTGGGTTTGGCTTTCGGATTTCTGGTAGCTTTTCAACATGGTGCGACTGAACGGAAAAGCCAACACCTGTTCCACCCAATAGAAGGAACATACATTCAGCAAAAGCATCAGCATGATCTATCGGCATGTAAGCACAGTTGTAAACACGGTTTGGGGCAACCTCAATTGGTTTACCAGCAAACTGCATTGATCTCATTGAAGGTAAAACCTTCTTTGGTATGACAAAGTTGTCATAGAT